CGGGGTGATTCTCGCACACTGTGCCAAGAACGAGGAATCGTTATCTGCACCGCCAGTTTCGATGTCGATGGCATCATCGCCACGCTTGTCAACGTCAGCATTAGTTCCGCCAAAGATGAAACCGTCAACGCCAACGTCAGTCGTCAGACCTTCGAGCCGATTGAAAAAATGAAACCCGCTGGCTGGATCAGTCATAAAATCCAGTACCGGGCAATCAGCCCAGATAATAGGCGAAGGACCAGTGGTGTCGGGCAGACCTTGAGGAACTTTATAAGTAACATTACCTGTACCCATACTTTTAATCTCCGAAAAAATGAGTTACTAATTAAAAATACTGGGGGGCACAATACCCCCCAGAGAAATACTGATACTACTTATGCTGCTTTGTGCAACACAAAACCAGACTCACGCCTGTTCAAGCACAGGTTGTTGTGGGCACCGTCAAGGAACACGGTGAACGTGGTGTGCTGTCCACGGTCTGTCATGGGTTCGCCCTCTTCCATCCAGTAACCGTCATGGACGTAAGGAACAAACTTGGCGAAGTCAAGACAGTACATGGGGCTGAAAGCCGCACCATTCAACTGGCTAATCGGAACAACTGGAAGCCGGTTGACGTAAACCAAACCAGTGTCGTCCATCTTGATGTTGCCGAGAACGTCTTTGCCACTATGGTTATCATCACGCTGGTCAGCCAGTTCCTGAAGCAGAGCCACGGTGTTGAAGTCCGTGTACACACGCTTGGCACCGGAACGCTTGTCGGATGGGTCCTTGACAAACAAAGGTGCTTTGAACTTGGTGTACATGAATGCAAGACGGAAGGACCGCAGCAAGCTGTTGTCCACGTTTGCATACAGAGCAGCATAGTTACGCCACTTGGTCTCAGCAGCAGCATCGATACCAGCACAGATAGTTCCATCAGAACCGTCCTGATAGTCAATAGTCGCACCGACAAAACCGCTGGAAGTGTTAACTGTACCAGCAGCATTCTTGATGTTCATGTAGTACGGAACACCGTTGGGGTACAGGTCATCAGAAGCACTCGTGGGTGTCTTCCACGCACGATCTTCGATGAGGTTAGCCAAAGCCCAAAGACCATCAACACGCCTGATTTTCATCAGACTGATGAAGCCCTTAGCAGAGTTCCTCTGCTGAAGAATCTCAAACTTTTCCCACGAGTAATTGGTACCGATCTTGGTCCAAGGAACCTTGATCGTGTGAATGACATCACCGACTGTAGGAGTGTCAGTGTCAAAGGACCTGCGATACCGGGCATTGCCAGTATGGTCAAGCATTACCTTACGCTCGATCTGTGTACCGCCGTCGATAACCATACGCTCTTGCTGGTAAATTCTGCAAAATTCGTATTCGTTATTGTCCCAGCCGACATCAAAAGTTTGGTTGGGAAGGTCGTTGATAGTGGTTGCGATCAAGTCAGCAAGTTCAGCATTTTTCACGCTCATAGTTTACCTCTTAAAACATACTTTTCAGTTTAGCAGAGACGCTTCTTTCAAGCTGCTTCTCCGTTTTCTTAGCATCCGATTCGTCGGACACTACTTTTTTACTCTTTGCCGGTTTCAACGTGACACCATTTGCACGCTTCTTTACTTTGGACTTTAGCTCAGTACGCAGAGCCTCTGTCCGATGTTTCTCACTAACCGACAAGTGAGCCATCTCCATTGCATCTTCCGGGCTGATTTCACGACCCTGCTTCTCGCTGCCAGCGATAATCCTGTCGGCCATTTCTAACATGGCCCAGCGATTATTCATCTGCCCAACGGTAAGCTTATCAGCTACCTTTCCTTCACCGTAGAATTTAACATACGGCTTCAAAGATGGATCGGTAAAAAACTTGTCAACCGTGGCTTGCACAGCGGAGTCAGGCTCAGGGGTAGGTGCTACTTTTTCCTGAACTTTTGTCGCCTCTGCAAGTTTGACCTGCATGGATGCGAAAGCTTTTACCATAATGCTATCTTCGCCGTACTCTTCCTTCAGTGCCGTGAGGGTAGCGTCTTCCTCAGTTGCCTTATTCGTTTCAGTGGCAGTTTTCACTTCGACTTCAGGTGTTGCCTTTACAGGCTCTACCCGGCCAAGTCTTGCGAACTCTGCCGACAACTTGTTGGTTGACTCGTGAATCTTGGCGAAGGTTTTCAACGCCACTTCCGGTGATGCCTCGAAGAAATCCTTTACTTCTTTTTCGTCCCATCCTTGGTGAACTGCCGCACGCATGTAAGCTTCGGGCAATCCATCGACTTCAGTTTTCTCTTCAGTAGCTTCTTCCTCAGAGGTAGATTCCTCTTCTTCTTCCTCTTCGCCTGCCTGCTCTTCTTCTTCTTCTTCTTCTTCCTCTTCTTCTTCCGCAGGGGTAGACTCAGATTCTTCTTCCAATTCCTCTGTCTGGTCGTCGTCCTCTTCTTCCTCAACGTCACCGTTAAGAACATTTAGACGAGCCTGTGTCGCTTCAACGAGTTCATCTTCTGCCGCTTGAAGCTCTTCTGCTGCTGTTTTCTCTTCTTCTGCCATACTGTGTTACCTCTCAAAATAGGGTTAGGAGTGGTTCGCCACTCGTAGCTACGTTGGGTAGTTAGGCGATTCTCACGCCCTTTTTCTTAATCTTCTGAGTGTGCTTATTAAACCCGGTTTTCTTCAGGTAGTCACTCTGCTTCTTCACAGAATTAAAACCTATTCGTCCATCGGATAAAACATCTACACCCGGAAAGAGTTTCCTGTGTACCTTTGTCTGACTTGGATTTATAGCCAGTGACTCGGAGATATGATAGTAGTCGCCGTCACGTATACCTGCCTGATTGCTAGTCAGTACGTAATGTTTAGTCTTACCACATTTCCCGCATACTTCAACTTCGTCAGGGTCATCCATCGGCCCAGTGCCATCCTCACGCTGTATCTCTACGATAGGCCCATGCTCGGTCTCGTCGTAGCATTCTACGCATTCGAGTAAAAACATAACAATCCCTCTCAACAAGAATTTTTATTAAGTACCATCTTTCCAAGGCAGATGCTTTCTGATAAACTCTTCAGACTGCCCAGATTGTCTCAGCGACTCACGCTGTCTACCTCGACGTGACTCCTTACGTTTTCTGTCGAGGGTCGCTTTCGCCTTAACTTTCTTATCCGCAAAGTGCTTCGTGACTTTGCCTTTGAGTTTTGAAACCCAACTCTTTTTCTTCTTGGGTGCGACTTTCTTTGTAAGCACCCTCTTCAGTCTCGGTGTTTTCTTAGTGCCCTTCTTGTAGGCACCTGCGATCTTTTTCGCGGCTCTCGCAGTTTTATACTTCTTCGCGTCAGCCCTTGCCTGCTTGGACTCCTTGACTGACTTAGTCAATCTGTCCGAAGCAGATTTAGTCTGCCGCTTCAACTGGTCCTCTCTAAGTTTCTTTGCTTTCTCCGACATACTAATAAGCTCCTTGTCCTGCTTGTGGGGCACCACTTTGAGCAGAAGAATTAGAATCCTGCTGCGGTGATGTCATCTCTCGTTTCATGGGGTAGCCACCGTTTTGTGCAATGCCCGGTTGCGGCCCCGCCTTACGTGTTGATCCCGGTGTTCCTGCTCCAGCCTGTCCACCGCCGCCCTTGCTCTCAATCATCATCAGATAGTTATTCATCTTTTCTTGGAACTGGGGATCGGTAAATAGCTCTTGAACCCAGTCACCGATTTCAAGCTCCTCACCCGCCGAAGTTAAAGCGTGCTGGAAGTTGAACGGCATACCGAGTTGCATCATCATCATGGCTGTGTTAGCCAGAGCCGGTACTACGTTAGTCATAAACTCCATCAGGCGTTTCGACCTAACAGCAGGATCGATTCGTGACATGGACTTCGCTCTGATCTTGTAGATGAAGTCGTCCTTATCAGTACTGCCACGTACATCTTCAGGAGTGAGCGTAATCTGCTCTTCTTCCTTACCAGCCTGCCTGCGTGCGAGCATCATTTCCAGCAAAGGATCATTACGCAAGTACCAAGCACAGTCTTTACTAATGCCAGCCGTACCATCGTACAGTATGTCTCTCGAATCCTCTACAGAAATCTGAGCGTTACCCTGCAAGATGTTAGCCTGTGTAGCCGTCTCTGCTTCACTAGACGCACCAGAAATCTGATCCGGGTTGCCTGACATATAGTTGAACCACACTTGCAACTGAGCAAGCATCTGCTCGTTACCTTTGTTCTGACCACCGAATGATACCGTCTGGGCACCCTTCGGATCGTCAGTGGCAACAGCTTCACCGTTCTCAGCGTCAAGAATATCTTGAGCAACATCAGCGTGTGAAGGTTTGAATAACAAGATGTCTTTCTGATCTTGTGACTGATCCAGAATCTTATTGAACGTGGCGTTAGCCGCTCTGTGTAGATCAAAGTACAAGCTCACAGGAGCGATAGGCATTGGATTACTATCGACAGGAGGTGTGAAACTCAAGTAGCGATAAGGTCCAGTCTTCGGACCGTAGTAATCAGTTACGCCGATATACTTATCAAACGTCACTTCAGCAGGATCGGGAATAGTCACGAGAGCGTCAGCACCCGGAATCCACAACTCGATTACGTTAACCATGTCCATCAGGTCTTTCATCTCGAAAGCACCCGCACGTATCTGGCTCATCTCTGCTGTCGCTCGTGTGTCACCAGAAACTATAGTAGACGATGGTAACTTCATCACAAGATCGTGATCATATATGTCACTGTCCAATAACTGGATACGCGGTACGGATGTTCTGTTACCGACAAACGATGACTCAACTATGCTCTTGCACAGAGGATCAATCACCCAGTCATCAAGATCGACCAGAGCAACGTAAATCTCTCCGGGGTCAACCTGCTGGTTATCAATGACGAGGCAGTTGCCAGTGGAGGAGATGCCAACCTTTGCTATGCCCATGCTGAACATGGCAGACACGACCCATGCACGAAGCAGGGACTTCAGGTTAACTCGCTGGGCTATCTTATCTAGTGCCAGAGACTGCATCTCAGCAAACTCCCTGTACTCCAAGATGTCAGTAGTAACCTCGTTACGAGGATTCTTGCTGACGATAGCCGGGACTATAGATCGAATGGCCGAGAACAATAAGTTAATCGGCTGATCTCCAGTCATGCCAGAGTGCTTCGAGTAGTACTGTCCGCAAAATTCTTTGATGAACATTGCTCTTGCACGTCGAAACACTTGCAGGCGGTCGAATCCAGCCTTAACCACCCCTTGTATTTTGATTGGACTTAGTTCTGCAATCATAATGATCCCTAGAAATTATATTTCATTCTCCTGTTTTTATTCTTCTTGCCAAGGAAGCTCTTCTTCTTCAGAGCCTTTGCCATCCTCGCCCCGGTAGAATTCTGCGGAGGCTTTACGCCAGATGCCTTAGACTTGAGTACTGTCTCTTTACCCTCTTCAAGTGTGAGTGCGTCAGCTATAACACAGTCACCATGAGTCTTCCTCGCTGCTGCATTCTCTTGAACCAAATCCGCTGGTCCAATGTAGCCACTCGGAAAATGAATGTAGTAAAGGAGTTCGTTAAGGGCAAACTCTGAGTGATTGATAAACCCGCCATGAGCGAGTACCCTATCATACATAGTAAGCAACGCATTCTTTGAAGTAGGATCAGCATGCCAACCATACTTCTTCGTTTGGGTATCGGTAGTTTGACCCTCGACTTCTTTTTTGTAGTAGTGAGGATACTCAAACTTGATAACTACCATACGCCCAAAGTCCCAGCCGGGTCCATTCATTTCCCACTTCAACAGTGGAAGACGATGCGGAAGTTTACCGCCAACCCAGATAGCTAACGCTACGGCCACCCTTGCGAGTTCATAAGCTGGCGTGTTCGCGTCACGCCACTCAGCAATCTTTTCGCCAGTCTCTCGGCATTTCACGGAGAGTACTGAGTTCGATGCCCCTTGGCCCTTTGAGACATCGATACCGATGCGATACGAAAGGGACTGATCTGGCCTCCCCATCATCAGGTGAGTCCAAACTCGAAGGGGGCCGGTTGCGTTACGGTTGATGTTCACGCAGTTAATATCCCTGCGTTTAACATAGTCTGCAACATCATCGTTAGAGATGGTTCCCTTAATATCGATGATGTGTCTTGTCAGTGGTTCACAGGCATGGAACGCAAGATGCTTCTGAATATTTTCAGCGGTAAAAAACATATCGCCTGATTCGACATCCTGTGCCAAAACTTCCTGAGCTAATTCCTTTGGGCTACGCACAGATTCTTCAACCTCGAACCACGGTGATCTGACTTCCCAGCCACCAAGAGGCTTCTCTGCGACCCATCTCCCAGCACCCTTCTCAGGATGATCCCAGTAAGGAAGGTGGAAGACTTTAATCTGGCCTGATTTTTTCCAGCGGCTGTATTCTGTACCAGCACCGGCAGGTGTTGAGTTAATGATACGCATCAGTGCAACGTCTCGTGTTGCTGATCGCATTTCATTTCCAAATTCAACCTTTGAAAATTCGTCGAGCAGGGCAATCAATCTCCTATCGCCTGATCCTGCGTGCTTCGTCGTGGACTCCCCATCGATTGTAGCCCCTGTCAACGTGTTGTGCATGTGCATTTTGGTTCTGTTCTTATCTCCCGGTAGGATGTCTGGAGGTAACATCCAGTCAGGGAGCCATTCATTTATCTTGTCATGTTTCTGAAATAGTGCCTTGTGATTTCCAGTCTGATCCACGTACTCTCGCGTCCTAGACATTTCAAGAAGCTGCGGTCCTTTAGGGTGAAACAGCCACAGCCAGTGGAGGAAAACCACACAGCACCAAGAGGCACCCATGTCACGACACTTAGAAATAAGTATATCCTTGGCACGTTTAAGGTGATCCTCAAACTGATTAAATAGATCATCTTGTATCTCCCACGATATAAAAGGAACGTGAGGGCTTAAAGATTCGATACGCTCACCAGTAGTCGGGTCAACGTCAAACTGATGATAGGTCCACACGAAAGCGTTTACCCAGTATAGTAAAGACTCACTACAGGCCGCCATCATGTCAGCTTGGAGGATCGGGTCGTTCTCAGCCTCAAGAAGAATCCGCTCTTTCCAAGCTACATTTTCGTCAGCACCCTTCGGTAAAATTAACCCAGTCTTCGGGTCCTTCCAGAATCTATCCCCCTTCGGAAAGGGTGTCGATAGACTCGGTTTCGAGTTTTGCGTCAAGATCATTTTCACCCAATGCTAAGGAATTTAACCGTTTCTTATTTTCTGCCGATACCTTCTTAGGCACTGTCATCTTCTTATCGTCAGCCGAGTCAACCTGTGCAGCCCTACCTTCGATACGATCCCATATCAACGCGATCATACCACGGTCAGGGACAGTGATAATTTCCACACCATGCTTGTCGACCTCTTTGCTTCCGAGAGCGAGGCTGAACATAGTTCGTGCCAAGTACTCGGCCTTAGAGATCATCTCACCTTCAGGACTAAGCTCAGTAAACTCCTGAGCGATCACGCGGAGGTGGTGTGAGAGTAGTCGCCCAGCACGAGCCTTGGACCCAAGTACTGTAGCAATCTTAGGCTTAGGTGGGGGCGGAATTTTTTTGGTCTGTATGTCTACAACTTTGGTTTTTCTTTTAGGTGGTTTCGGTTTTTCCTTTGCCAAATTTCATCTCCTGTATTTCATCTAAATAGTAGGAGGCAGCATTAGCAGCCCACTCAAGAGTTATCTCACAATCATCCTCACTCCGTTCCATCAGTTCAAAGATGTACGGTCGCCCATACTTGATCTCCATGAATCGGAAATACTTCAGCCACTCACCCTGACGCTCGATGTTACATTTATAACATTGTGAATGAACGCACGTAGGGTCGAACAGAATTGAATCCATCCGACCCGGTATGAAATGGCCTGCTTGTAGTTTTCCCATTGGATACTTACGACCGCAAGTGCAGCAGCACCCATGCGTGAGAGTGCCAGTAGTTTCGAGGCAGTCTCGCAATCGGATGTAGACTGAGAAGATTTTCCAGAGTGCAGTCTTGAACTTTGTAGGAGTGAAATCACTGGTCTTGGTTTTCTTCTTACGCTTCGCCTTTGCCATATCTACCTGCTTTCTTCTTAAAGTAGTCACGTTCCCTTCTCGTGGCTTCAACGTCGAATCTCAGATAGATGAGTGATAGCCTCATCTCGTCGAGCAGTCCCTTTATAGACTTCATAGCTGCCATGTACTCAACGATTGTTTTCGGTTCTGGTCTTTCTTTTTTCGCATCCATGTTGCTCCCGATGTTTATTCAGATAGTTCCCTCAGATATCCCTTGCCATCGTTGGTATCAGTTGCGTAATGCAGGGTTGTAACTCCAGCGGGGATAACAATTATAACTGCCTTCTCAAGAGGACACACCCAAGCTACGTTAGCCGGGGTCGTTACAGCTAAAATGCCGAAGTAAAAAGCTCCGGTCGCCATCGAAGTGAAAACATATCTCTTGCCACCAACAACAGTCGCAGTCGTGTCAGCATCAGCGGTACCGTTAGTGAGTAGCTGACCTGTGCCCTGTACGGGGTCCGGTGCATCGGCTGGAGGTACTCGGTGTCCTGCATTGTCACTTAGAAATACTTCTTGCATATCAAAACTCCTCGAAAAAATTATTCACATATTCTGTAGCCAAGTCTCCAAAGAAATCTGGCACCGTCTTCTGTTTTACTGTATCCTTCTATGTCATGTAAGAACTTATCAGGTACGCCCATCGCATGCAGTGATTCATGGAAAGCAGCGTTGAGGTGCCTCAGTTCGTATCCTTCTACTAAGATTATCTCAGGGGTGGAGTCATCTTCAGGTACGTCACACACTCCATCTATCCTACCAGCGAATCCTATATTGTACAATACGCCGTTGAATGAGTGAGTCTTGACAGCCATGATGTCTCCAATAAAAATTAAAGTGGGGGCGAATCCGCAGACTCATCCCCCCACTGTAGATTACGGTTAAGCGGTTCTGGTGATTACTCACCCCCCTGTTGCCTACCGTTAATTCAATTTAATTGCTCTGTCGATAGCAGCCTGATTCATGTAGCCACTTTGTTTCTGTTCCATGATCTTCGAGAGAGTACTCTGCATCACGCCGGGATTCGACATCATCATCATCTCTACGCAGAACTCATCGAAGGGCATATCCTTTACTGTGAAGCCGTCATACAACTTTTTGAAAGCCTTCTTCGTCTCATGTGGTATGCTCTTGAATATTGCTTCCTTAGTTGTCGGCTGTGCCTTGATAGGTGCAGTCTCTTCTTTGACACCCGGATCAACTTCTTGCTCACCCATACATCCGAGGTCTTCTGGGGTGATGTCTTCCATTTTCATATCATCGTTACTTACCATCGTCAAGCTCCTCGTCACTTAGGTCAGCCCGGCCAGTCCCGATTTCATCACAGTCTGCTTCTGTGCAGTCAGTGCATCCACCGTCACAGGAATCGGTAATAGTTTTTTCTTCAACAGGAGAAGCAGCCTCAATCGAAGAAATCTCAAGAGCTTCCGCCGCAGCAGTAGTAGTTCCTTCCTTGATAAGCCTCTTCGCCTCACCAGCATCTTCAAGAGTTTCCTGAGTCGTAGCAAAGTTCTCGTCGTACTTCACGATAGGGTTGATGCCAACAGGCTCTTCTATATCACAAGCACAAGACGTACAGTTGTCGCAGTCTTCAGGGTTGCAGTCAACTTCCGCATCCGTGTCCAGCAAGTCCTCAAGCTCTGCAATCTTTTCTTTCGCCGCTTCAAGATCACGCAGCAAATTACTGTTGGTCGTCATGATCTCAAGGAACTGTTCTTTCGGTACAGTGTTTTCGACATACTTATCCTTGACACTGAAGCTGCATTCGATCCGCATCTTTTCCCAGTTCATTTGGAATTTGTTCACGGAGACAACGATCACATCCGGATTCAGCTTTTGGAAATGTCGGATGCCTTGGCCCTTACTAATCACTGAGCCTTCTACCCCGATATCGTCACGAGGGTAATTCACTTCAACTACTCTAACTGATGCCATAACTTTTCTCCATTCAACAAGGGTTAATTATTCCGACCGATGGGACTCGGACCCACACCCCCTGATCCACAGTCAGGTACTCTACCAGTTGAGCTACGGA